TACTAAGGGTGTGTTCCAGTGTGAAGCAACACCATACACTAACCTGCTTGTAAAGATGGGTATCAAAAACTTTAATGAGTTGGCTGCTTCTAACGCTTTGGTTCGCCCAGGTGCTATGAATACAATTGGTAAAGATTATGTTGCTCGTAAACATGGTAAGCAGAATATTGATTATAAACACCAAGTGCTAAAAGCATTCACAGAAGAAACCTATGGATGTATTCTGTATCAGGAACAAGTTATGCTTGCCTGTGTGGAACTTGGCGGTATGACAATGGCAGAAGCGGACAAAGTTCGTAAGATTATTGGTAAGAAGAAAGATGCTAAAGAGTTTAAAGTCTTCCAAGACAAATTCGTTGCTGGTGCTTCTCGCTACCTATCTCCAAACATGGCGGAAGACCTTTGGCACGACTTTGAAGCCCACGCTGGCTATTCGTTCAATAAGTCTCACGCTGTGGCTTACTCCACGGTATCGTATTGGACAGCATGGCTAAAATATCACTATCCAATTGAGTTTATGTATTCATTGCTCAAGAACGAAAGTGATAAAGATGCTCGTACTGAATATTTGATTGAAGCAAAGCGTATGGGTATTCCTGTTCGCTTGCCACACATCAACGAATCAGATGTTGATTTCAAAATCGAGGGTAAGGGTATTCGCTTCGGACTATCATCTATTAAGTTTATTAGTGATAACATTGCTAACAAGTATATCGCTGCTAGACCTTTTGCTTCATATAAAGAACTAGAAGAGTTTACTTTTGGTAAGGGTAATGGTGTGAATAGTCGTGCATTACAGGCTCTACGCCTTGTAGGTGCTGCTACATTCCAAGATAATCCTAGAAACGATGAAGAAGTTCGTCAGAACCTTTATGAGTATCTAAACCTACCAGAGTTCAATACTTCTATTCCACAGCATTACCATGCGTTTATTAACGATGTAGAAGAATATGAAGAAACAGGTTCTTATATTCTTATGGGTATGGTTAAGAATATTAAGCGTGGTAAGGGCTGGTCAAGAGTAGAAATACTTGACAAGACTGGAAGTGTTGGTATTTTTGACGAAGAGAATTCTACAGTAGAAGCAGGTAGAACCTATATCCTGTTGGCAAGTGATAACAGAATTGTTACAGCAGTGCCAGCAGATGAAGTAAAGGGTAATCCGTCTGCTCTAATCAAGATTCTAAACTTCCGTCAGTTGCCATACAAAGATGATGAACTGTTTGTAGTAGCATTCAAGTCTAGGGTAACTAAGGCTGGAAAGAAGATGGGTTCGCTTGTATTGGCAGATGCTAATAGAGATTTCCACAGCGTAACCATCTTCCCAACTGCATTCCCTAAAGCGTATATGAAAATAGACGAGGGTAATGTGTATAAATTTTCTTTGGGTAAGACCAAAGATGGAACAACTATAATGGAGGACGTGTTCAATGTTTGATGAAGTAGCAAAAGAACTGCACGAAACAGCAGTAGAAAAAGGTTTCTGGGACATTGCCTATAGCAATGAAGATAAAGAATCACTGGATATCTTTATGACTAAACAACTAATGATGATTGTATCCGAAGCAGTTGAGGTTATGGAAGCAATCCGTAAGTCAAAAGGTCCAGAAGAAGTGGCAGATGAGATGGCTGACATTATCATTCGCACACTTGACCTATATGCTGGTCTTCGTGAATTTGAATATGTCAATGGAACTCTAGATGCCGCATTTGAAAAGAAGACAGGCTTTAATAAGTCTAGACCAGAAAAGCATGGGGTGAGATTCTAATGACAACACTTGAAGAAGCAATGGCACAATTAGACCCACGCATTCGTAAGCGTTTGACCACTGGTGTTGGATTTAAAACAGAGTATCAGGGCACACCAAGTTTTGGACTTAACCGTGCTTTGAACGGTGGTTTGCCTATGGGTAGGCAGGTATTGATTTGGGGAAGCAAGTCTTCTGCCAAGTCTTCGCTTTGCCTACAAATGATTGCACAGGCACAGCAAGAAGGAAAACTTTGTGCTTGGATTGATGCAGAAATGTCATACTCTGAAGATTGGGCTAAGAAACTTGGGGTAGACACAGACCAACTAATCGTCTCACAGGCTCGTACAATTAACGAGATGGTTGATGTTGGCACTAACCTAATGAACGCTGGAGTAGACATCATTGTAGTTGATTCAATTACATCTCTACTACCTGCTATCTATTTTGAAAAGGATACAGATGAACTCAAACAACTTGAAAACACAAAACAGATTGGTGCAGAGTCTAGGGATTTTAGTAACGCTTGGAAGATGCTTAATTATGCTAATAACAAAGTTAAGCCAACCCTTTTGGTACTTATCTCGCAATCTCGTAACAATATTTCTGCTATGTATACTAGTCAACAGCCTTCAGGCGGTCAGGCTACTAAATTTTATTCATCTACAGTTATCAAGTTATTCAGTTCCGAATCAGACAATCAAGCAATTAAAGGCAAGATTGCAGTTGGCGATAAACTCATTGAGGAAAAGGTTGGTAGGAAAATTCGTTGGGAAGTCCAGTTCTCCAAGACATCGCCAGCCTTCCAATCTGGAGAATATGATTTTTATTTCAGAGGTGATGTTGGCGTTGACAGCATTGGTGATTTGGTTGATACTGCCGAAATGATGGGCATTGTAGAACGCACAGGGGCTTGGTATATTCTACCTGACGGAAGCAAATTGCAGGGTAGAGACAAGTTCGTGGCTCGTGTTCGTGAAGACCTAGACCTACAAGATGAAATCAAGGCTAAGGTTATGAATGGGTAAGTATACAGTCTATCCAGGAAAGTTTCCTTGCCATACCTGCAAGGTAGAGGTTAAATCAGTTAGACTATATCCAGTAGAAAAACTGATAACCTGGATGTGTCCAGACAAACATCTTAATGAGGTTAGTCTGCAAACAAAAAAGAAGAAGAAGGACTATGACAGAGAGAAGTGAAAGCAAGCGTCTTGGGGCTAAACAGCACAAGAACTCTGGTAGAGGAAACCACAAGGGCGATGCATCTTGGGAGAACTTTACAGTTGATTTCAAAGAAGTGGGTAAGTCCTTTACTCTCAATAAGGAAGTCTGGGCTAAGGCAACTACAGATGCTATTCGCAATGGCAATGACCCTGCGATTGTAGTTGTCCTTGGCGAGGGCGGAATTAAAACAAGATTAGCAATCATTGAACTATCGCTACTTGACCAAATACTCGATGATAGTGTATAATAGAACTATAACATTAAGGAATTAAAATGGAAAATATAGAACAACCGAAAACAACACTAGAGATGGTCAACGGTCTAACAGAGATTGCTGACTTTATGAATGATGAAGAACTAACTACAGCATTGACCTTTATTGCTAAGGTTATTCTTAAACCAGATGTTCCACTAAATGTTGCCACCGTGGAGATAGTCCGTCTGCAAGCAATTGCTGCAAAGATGTCACTAAAAGCCACATGGATGGTAAACGTAGAAAAAGGAGACAGGGCGAGAAAGAATATTTATTTCACTGCTGCCGAAGCCATTAATGACTTGGTATCAGCACTTAAATATATTACTCGCTAAATTATCATGGTAAAGAATTTATTAAGTCAAGTAATGGTTAAAAAGGTTGAGAGCAATCCCAATTCTAAACCATCATTTATTGACAGAGACGAATTGATTGCAAAGATTAATTCTGGTTATACTATTAATCGTGTAGACAAATTTCAAACAAAGAAAACATTTGCCCCTAGCACAATTGCATATTCTCATGGAGAATGTCCACGCTACTGGTATTTAGCATTTGAAGGTGCTGTCTTTACAGACAATGCAGATGCCTATGGCGGTGCTAACATGACAGCAGGAACAAAGTCACATGAACGTATTCAGGAAGCAATGAAGAATGTTCCTGGACTTCTTGCTGATTCAGAATTTAAGATAACATATGAGAATCCACCAATCTTTGGATTTGGAGATGTTATGCTTAACTGGGAAGAAAAACAACTTCTAGGTGAAATCAAAACAATGCCACACGAGGCATTTGAATACCGAAAAGTTTCAGGTAAGCCAAAATCTGGACACCTTGTTCAGTTATTGATTTACATGAAAATCCTAAACAAAAACAAATCTGTATTGATTTATGAAAATAAGAATAATCACGAACTGTTGATTTTTCCTATTGAATTAAATAACTACATGTACGAGTGGGTAGAGAACGCTTTTGAATGGATGAGAACAGTTCGTAAGGCTTGGGAAGACAAAACCTTACCAGAGAAAAACTATCGTTCTAATTCAAAGATTTGCAAGACTTGTCCTATTAAGGATGCTTGTAATATCGCAGGTTCTGGAGAGATTAAAATTAATTCTTTGGAGCCTCTAGATGAAAACCAAACATTGTGATTGGTGCGACCACGCATTTCAGACTAAACTATCTTATCAAATATATTGCTCACCAGAATGTAGGCAACAAGCAACTAAACAAAAAATTGCTGAAAAATATTTAAAAGATAAGATTAAGAAACGTGCTGGCAAAATCAGACTTTGTAAAAATTGTGGAAAACAAATGTCAATGTATACTGAGGAAACAATTTGTCAAGCATGTGATATAAATCCAGATGATGTTAAAGATGCTCTCAAAGAGATTAAGGATATTCTAAATGGTAAAATTAAATTTGACTAAAAAACCAAAACGTTTCTGTGCCATCGATGCAAGTACAAATAGTTTAGCATTTGCTATCTTTGAAGATACAAAAATTATTGCATGTGGAAAAATTAAGTTTGAAGGTATTACCACCTACGATAAGGTTATGGATGCTGCCAAGAAAACAAAAGCCTTCTTTGATAAGTTTGATTTTGACACTATTATAATTGAACACACAGTATTTATGAACAGCCCTAAGACTGCTGCACAACTGGCTATGGTCCAGGGAGCATTGCTTGGGGCTGCTTCTATGTCTGGGGTAAAGAAGATTGGTTCGGTATCACCAATCACTTGGCAGAACTTCATTGGTAATAAGAAATTAACTAAAGAAGAAAAGCATGAGATTCAAAAGAAAAATCCAAAAAAGTCTGCATCTTGGTTTAAAAATGAAGAACGAAATATTCGAAAACAAAGAACTGTAAACTTTATCAATATAAACTATGACAAGCAATTAGAAGATGATGATGTTGCAGATGCTTGTGCCATTGGACATTGGGCATTATCTAATTGGGAAAAGGCGTTTGGATACTAATGGCTAATAAATTCTATACTAACGAGGCTTGGTTACGCAAGCGTTTCTGGATTGACAAGAAAAGTCCAGAAGACATAGCCAAAGAATGTGGAGCCAGTGTTGAAACAATTTATGTATATTTAGCCAAATTCGGATTAAGGAAATCAAAACGATGAAAAAAGTAAAAACAACCAAGCCACAGACTACCAAGTTTGCAAGGGAATACGAATTGCAAATTGGCAAATTTGTTATCGCCAAAGGTGATATCATTAAAATAGAGGGAGAACATGGTGGTAAGTTTAAGTTTGAAAGTCTTACAACCAATACCGAAAATGGTAAAGTATGGGTAGACTGCTTTGAGATACACAAAAAGTCTGTTGGTGCATTCCGTTCTTTTGCACCTAATAGAGTAAAGCGTGTCCCAACGAAACGAGGAAAGAAAAATGTCGATTGAAGACTTAGCAATAGAACATCTCGATGAGATGAATAAAGTTGTGGAGAAATATCTCCAAGGTGAAGACCCTACTAAAATTTCTAAAGAACTTGCATTGCCAAGACAAAGAGTTGTGGCACATATTAATCAGTGGCGTATCATGGCTTCCGACAATGCTGCTATTCGTGCTAGGGCTAAGGAAGCCCTTGTAGGTGCAGACACTCACTATAATAAATTAATCAGCAAAGCATACGAAGTTATTGATGATGCAACCACTGTTGCCAATCTTGGTGCTAAGACTGCTGCAATCAAACTTGTTATGGATATTGAAAGTAAACGTATTGATATGCTACAAAAAGCAGGTCTGTTAGAAAACAAAGAATTAGCAGAAGAGATGCTAGAGATTGAACGTAAACAGGATATCCTTGTTGGTATTCTTAGAGATATTGCAAGCGAGTATCCGCAGGTACGAGATGAGATTATGCGAAGACTATCGCAGGTATCTAAAGAGCAAGAGGTAATTACAATTGTCAATGTTCAATGATTTCTTTGAAGTTTTAAAGAGTAACGTATTTGCAGAGAATCCAGTAGATGTAAAAACATTTGTTGAAGGCGAAGACTATCTTGGTCAGCCACAACTATCTCAAATACAGTATGACATTGTTGAAGCAATGTCTCAAATCTATAGACTAGAAGAAGTTATTGAATTACTTGGTGAAGAAGAAGGTCGCAGATATTTCAATAAGTATACCAAGAATGAAGTAATCCTACAACTTGGTAAAGGTTCTGGCAAGGACTTTGTTTCTACTGTTGCTTGCTGCTATATCGTTTATAAATTACTTTGTCTCAAAGACCCTGCTCGTTATTTTGGCAAACCAACAGGTGACGCTATTGATATTATTAATATTGCTATCAACGCACAACAGGCTAAAAACGTTTTCTTTAAAGGATTTAAAAATAAGATTGAACGTTCGCCCTGGTTCGCTGGTAAGTATTATGCAAAGGTAGACAGTATTGAGTTTAATAATGCTATCACTGTTTATTCTGGTCACTCCGAAAGAGAATCTCACGAAGGTCTAAACCTTATTCTTGCAGTTTTGGATGAGATTTCTGGTTTTGCCAATGAGGTAAACACAGGAAATGAACAGGGAAAGACTGCTGACAACATCTACAAAGCCTTCCGTGCTTCCGTAGATTCACGTTTCCCAGACTTGGGCAAGGTAGCCCTACTGTCGTTCCCTCGTTATCCTGGAGACTTTATCAGCCAGAAGTATGATTCTGTAATAGCAGAAAAAGAAGTAGTGGTAAAGAAACATAAGTTTATTATGAATCCAGACTTGCCAGAAGATGCAGATGGAAATAGTCTAGAGATTGAATGGGAAGAAGACACAATCTTGTCTTATAAGTTTCCAGGAATGTTTGCTATCAAAAGACCTACATGGGTTGTAAATCCTACTCGCAGTATTGACGATTTTAAATTAGCCTTTTACACAGACCTTGGAGATGCGATGCAACGTTTTGCCTGTATCCCAACATACATGTCTGATGCATTCTTTAAGCAGGTAGAAAAGGTTCGTGCCTGTATGACCATTAGAAATCCAATTGATAGTTCTAAACGGTTTGATGAAACATTTAAACCTGACCCAGATAAAAAATACTACGTCCATGCTGACCTTGCACAGAAACATGACAAGTGTGCTGTTGCTATTGCTCACGTTGAAAAATGGGTAAATATTCAGGTAGTTAAAGATTATCAGCAAGTAGCACCTATTGTAGTAGTAGATGCAGTAGTATATTGGGAACCAAAGGTAGAAGGACCTGTAAACCTATCAGAAGTAAAGCAGTGGATTCAGAATCTACGCAGACAGGGTTTTGATATTGGTATGGTTTCCTTTGACCGCTGGCAATCATTTGATATCCAGAACGAACTAAAGCAGGTTGGTATCCGTACTGAAACTGTTTCTGTTGCTAAAAAACATTACGAGGATATGGCTATGCTTGTTTATGAAGAAAGACTTGCAATGCCAGCCATTGAACTATTATATGAAGAACTAACAGAACTTAAAATTATGAAGGGTAATCGTGTAGACCACCCACGCAAATCATCTAAGGACTTGGCGGATGCTGTATGTGGTGCTATCTTTGGTGCTATTTCTCATACACCAAAAGACCTAAACCAGATGGTAGAAATTCACACATTCCGTGATAGAAAAAAGACGGAAGAAATGCATGAGTTTGATAAGCGTAGTATCATTGAACGTAATAAGCCAGAACAAAAAGACTTAGATGCTTATTTCAAACAATTTAACATAAATATAATGTAGTGATATAATTAAACCATGAGGCATCATGGCTAGAAACGTAATACCGTTTCATCATCGGGAAAGTGAACATCTACGTTTGCGAAGACCGAGAAACCTATTGCGTAGTCAAAAAAGAATGAGTGTGGGTCGTTATCAAAATCAAAGTCGTATGGCTCCCAACAAACAAAATCAAAATCTATCTTATGAATAAAATGGTATAATAGTCTTATCAGATACCTCTGATAAAGGAGAACCCCATGAAAAAAACCCTGAAAATCGTGGTAGGCGTAATAGCATCCCTATCATTTGCATTTGCCGCACCAGCAGCCAATGCCCAAACCACTGATGAATATAATCGTCAGGTTGCCGCTGCACAGGCTAAGATTGATGACCTACAAAATCAATTGAACGATGCAAATACAAATCTTGAAAGTTGGATGAACTCATCTAACGAACAGGCTAATTTAATTAATGATGCACAGACTGCTGCTACTGAAGCACAGGATGCTTTAGATACAGCCGCCAACAACTATGCCTTAAAGAAAAACGACTATGACGTTTGGTATAACAATGAGGTTAAGGTTGCTGAGGGTAAAGTTGCTAACGCAATAGAGCAATTAAATAGTGCTGCTGACCTAGTAGATAGCACATATGAAGATTATGCTACTGCACAAACAAATGCTGATAATGCACAGGCTGAAATGAATCAAGCACAAATTAATTATGACACTCAATTAATCAATGCTGGTGGTTCTGGTAGCACTCCTGGACTTAAGGTAGATGTTTATACAGGTATTAATCGTTATGGAAATCCTCCTCAAAAATCTGAAACCGCCTATACAAAATGTAAGACAACAACCGTTAGCAACATTAATGCCAACTGGGGTAGTGGAGACATTTTTGGCTGTGGTTCTGAATACATTATGGTTCACTATAGTGGCTATATTACATACCCAACCACTACAAAGGTTTACTTCCAGGCTCCTGCTGACGATGGTTTCTATATGACAATCAATGGTCAGACCGTAATTAACGATTGGTCTCTAAAAGGTTGTGGAGCAAACTCAACTGGACTATTCTCTTTTACTGGTGGAAAATCATATGCCATTGACGCTTGGTTCTACGAATGGACTGGGGGTGCTTGTTCTACCCTGAACTATAGACCTGGAACAAGTGGAAACTGGACGGTAGCACCCAATTCGTTCTTTACACAAGATGCAGTAGTTTCTATGATTAAGAATCCTGCATTGTTAGTTATTTTAAATAACAAAACTGCTGCTTATGTTCAGGCGGTAGCCAGTGAAGAACAGGCTAATCAAGTTTATCTAAATGCAGAAAACAACTATGATGGTAAATATATGAATTATGTAATGTTAAGTGGAGACCTTGCTGATAAGAAATCAACACTAATTCAATTAGAAGATGTTATGAATACCTATGAAAGCAATTGGCAAACATGTAGTGACAATGATGCAGTTGCAGATGCAAATCTTAGAGACCTTAAAGCACAATATGGAACTACGTTTGAGGCTATTGAAAATGCTGCTCAAAGAGTTGATGACCTAGAAACACAACTTGCTCAAGCAAAAATAGATTTAACAAACATTCCTAAGCCAAGTGCTCAGTCTCAAAGAAAGAATAAGAAACAAACTATTCGTGCTTATGCAGATGGAGCCTATATGCCTAGACAAGCATTTAATCCTGACCCAAAATAATTCCCCCAAAGGAGTTTGAGGTAAATCCAATCTCAAACATTCCAGGATTGGGGGCAGTATTCAGTGGATTCAATGATGCTTTCAATGCGTTGAATAATATTGGTGCTGACTTGCCACCTGCTGTTCGTGAAAAGGCACAAAAGGTTGTTGTGTCTGCTATCATCATTACACAAATTGCGGCTCAGGCTGCTACAATGGCTGCTACAAATGCAGCAACTGCGGCAGCGTCAGCGGCTGCTTCTACTGGCAGTGGAACTTCTGGTGGTTCATCAGGTAGTTCTTCTAAAGGTTCCGAAGGAAGAAGGAGAGAAGAATGAAAGGATTCTTAATTGATTTGCTTAATCAACTTTGGACATTGCTAGGCATGTTTGTTGCCTGGGTAGTGCTTGAAGGAAGTGCCAAGACAGTTGTTGGATACTGTATTCTTGGAAGTTTAACTCTATGGGCAATTACTTATAGAGCAAGAAATCCCAAAGATAAGGAGGAAGATTAATGAAAACATTTGGTAATGTACTTATGCGTATCATTGCAACCTTCGTTGCTTCTGCACTTGGTGTAGTTGGTGCTGGAACTGTTGCAAGCGGTGTAAGCGGAATTGATATCCCAGTATGGTTTAGTGCTGTTATGGGTGGTATTTTGGCGGTAGCAAAGGTAGTAGAACTCCTATCTCTTGCATTCTTAGAAGATGGCAAGTTGACTCGTAATGAGATTGACGCTGCTTTCCGTCAGACTGTTGCTTTGAAAGATGTAAAAGAAGATACACAAACATCTAAGAAATAACTTGACAAACCCCTTTTAGTGCTCTATAATTGATATAGACCTGAAAGGGGTTTTTCTATGTCAATGACTTTTGACGAATGGCTACAATATGGCTTAACACAGGGTTGGAATGGTCCACCTGTTTGCAGCGTACATGATGGTATACCAACAACTGCAGAAGAAGATGCTGGTTGGGAGCAGGGTGCAGATGACTGTATTCATGTTCTAAGACTGTATCAGGATGAAGCAACTAAACTTGCTGTTGAAGAAAACCATGCTCCGTCTGTATGGAGAGCCACCAATGATGGCTATACATTATAATTAAATATATTGCTCTATAACTCAATTGGCAGAGTGCCTGACTGTTAATCAGGGAGTTCTTGGTTCGAGTCCAAGTGGAGCAGCGGATAGATGATGCACACTATGGAGTCACCCAGAGTACTGGGCATATAAGCCCTCCAATGCTTCTCTCTATCAAGTAATCTGTTTCGGCAGTTGGGATGCTCTAGGGCTACCCCACTTGCAAGAACTGTTGGAAATAGATTACGTTTGTCTCTATGGCTCAGTGGTTAGAGCACTCGGTTGTCAGCCGAGGGGTCGTGGGTTCAAGTCCCACTAGAGACGCTGCGAGTGATTGGTCCCTCGTCACTCTGACAACTACGGATAGTATTTCGTTGCTATCGCAAGGGACATGCCACCTTAACTCAGCGGTAGAGTGCCATACTTGTAATATGGAGGTCAACAGTTCAAATCTGTTAGGTGGCTCAAATGTCAATGGTATAATAGAAATACTATGACACAAATCATAGAATACATCTTGAAAGGAAGGTATTATAATGACAGAAAAAGTTGCAATTTACAAAGAACCATTTCCAAAAGCAAAGCGTGGAGATGGATTCAAAAACATGGCTTCATATCGCAAGCACCCACATCGTGGTGTAGACTGGTCAGTTCCTTCACACAGCCCAATTAAGGCTATTACTGGTGGAACAGTCATGGAAACCAAGTGGACTGATGTTCTAGGAAATATCCTAATTCAATCAACCTATGATGGTCACTTCATTCTATATGCACACTTGGCAAAGCCATCTCCGCTAAAGCAGGGAGACAAGGTTGAAGCAGGTGTTACTGTAGTTGGTGAAGTTGGTGGTGGCAAAGACACACCTAGCGGTACCGCAAGTACTGGGGCACATTTGCACGTCACTTATGGAACAGTTAAGGATTTGGTATCTGCTGATATCTCTAAACTTGCTGACCTATTTGCGAAACTAGACGGAAAGTAAAATGCCAGAATACACTTTTAAATGCCCAACATGTAGCAAGATTGATAAAGAGACCAGAACTTTTGAAGATGCTGGAAAAGAATTTTTATGCAAAACTTGCAACACACCAATGAACAAGGTATATTCTATTGGTGCAGTTAAGTTTAATGGTGGAGGATTTTACTCAAATGATAAATAACCTAATTGAACAAATAAATAGCACAGATACACTATCTGCATTTGATAGATGTGATGCTTGTGGCTCACAGGCTTATGTTCAAGCATTAGGAACAACAGGCGATTTGCTTTTCTGTGCCCATCACTACGAAGGTATTCTGAATAATGAGAAGGCACAGGAAGCAATGAACCGATTTGCATATCAGATAAATGATATGCGTTTTAAACTTGGTGAGTGATATGGAATATTTCTTGGGTGTCGCTACAACCCTGACCTGTATGTTCTTTTTAAACATGCAGGTATCAAAACTATTTGCGAAAAAAATACCCATTCCACAATTCACACAAAGTAGGTCTTTTAATCTAACAAAACAAGCCATCATTTCTATCATAAATGATGGTTCTAAACAGAAAACCCAATCATCTGAATATCTAAATAAACATAATAAAAAGGGCATCGTATTTGATAAAACAGTTTATTGGATTGACAACGGTTTCCTTGTTTCTGCTGAAATAGAAAATGGAAAAATTGATTATAATACCCAGAAAAGGGTTGACACACATACTATGGATGGTGTAGAATTAGATAAGATAATGTTTATCGTACAAAAACTTTCGGAGGAAAAGAATGATAGTAGCGATTCAGGGAACTAATAGTTTTAATGACTATAATGTGTTTCTAAGGGCAATGGGCGTTGCTCTATCAAGCCTACCCGAAGGAGATACAGAGTTTACGGTTGCATCTGCTGGTCCACTAAGGATTAACCAGATGGGTCTTGAATTCATAAACATATCCGAACGTAGTCTAAGAGCCAGGGGAATCAAGGCAAAACTAATTAAGATTCCACCTAAATGGATTAAAGACAACATTCACAGCATTGGGTATTTTGCTTATTTTAGCAAGCCCAAAGAATCAGTATCTGAACTCGTAGACTTGGCAGAAGCCAAGGATGTTGAAGTTGGGGTATATCGTTACTAAACGAAAGGGTGATTATGTTAATTAAATCACTAGAGAAGATGGAAGCAATTGTAGAAAACAATAAGTTTCTATCGTGGGATGGCTGGACAGTATTAGAACTGAAAAGGTCTGACATGGCTTGGATGAAACCAAATGCCAAATTCATCAAGGGCGATTGGTACATCGCTAACCGTTTTGATGCAACCGAGGATGGCTGGAATATACCTGTCAATTTGGTGAAGAAGAATGCCAAATGAAAATTGGAAAGATGAAGCAATCTGTCGTGGAGATGACATCGAACTATTCTTTGAAAAGTATGAAGAAGATGTTGAAACTAGAAAAGACATCGATTCACTATGTTCAATTTGTCCAGTTGCAAGAATTTGTTTTGCCACTGGTATTAGTCAAAAAGGTTATGGAGTTTGGGGTGGAATCTATTTGGAAAAGGGTAAAGTTTCCAGAGAATTTAACAAACACAAGACAAAAGAAGACTGGGCTAACACCTGGCAATATTTAACAAACGATAGAGGATATTAATGTATACACCAGAAATGGCTTCGGCCTTCAAGTCAATTGTTCCACCAAAGGATTTTGGGGTAACTCTGTATGACAACAATGATTTCATTACAATGCAAATTGACCCAAATGAGTTGGTTGATATATCAGAAGAGCAAGCAAACCAAATAGTTAAATATGTAAACGATGTGAAGAAAACTTTGGAAAGTTTTGGTGTGGTTGTTTTTATTGTTAGGGATTCAATAAATAAGGAAGAAAATGATTAATACTATAATTTATATTGTTCTGTCTTTAGTAATTTTTGCTTTACTATATGTGGTACTTATCAGTAGACACAACATAAAGAAACTACTATCTCATTATGTTCAAAGTGAAATGGATAAGCATGCCATTATGCAAAAACTTAACGAAGTTTCTGAAGAATTAAATAGAATGGAACTAGAAAAGTCCGATGGTTTTGTTAGGTTTCTTTCCGAATCTAGAGATTGGGCCTTTAAGTATATCGAAGAAGTGCAAACAGCACTGGCTGAATTTGACAAAGATGTAACACCAGAATTACAATGGTTCAATAAATTCGGACTGATTCTTGGTGAAACAGCACACACAGACGTTTTAAAAAGAATTTCCGAGGCATATGACAAACTAAAATTAGTCTTGCCAGAGAATACCGAAACGCCTAATAACTAGGCATTAACAAGGAGAAATAAAATGAGTACATCTCAACTAAAGGCTCTGCTTGCATCATATTTGCGTAGCATCCTATCCGCTGTAGCCGCACTATACTTGGCTGGCGTTACAGACCCAAAGACCCTTGCTTGGTCATTGGTTGCTGCATTGCTACCAGTTGCAGTTAGAGCAGTAAATCCAAAGGACAAGGCATTCGGCATTGTTCCATCTGCTGAAGTTGTAGCAGAGGCTCTTAAGGATGTAAAGGTTACTAAGGCACCTGCCAAGAAGCCAGCACCTAAGACCACATCAAAGAAGACTTCCACAAAGAAGTAGTCTTAATAAGCATTGAGGGACAGGTTGCAAAGCCTGTCCTTTTTTGCTATAATAAATATGTACCTGCCAAACTGGGGGTACAAAAATAACTCGCTTAACAAGGAGATGATATAAATGGTAATCTACACAGACCCATTCGCAACACTTAGTCAGGAATTTGATAAGTTGTTTGCAACACCAGGAATCAATAAGGTGGCTACTTATCCACCATATAACGTAATCCACTCACCAGAAAAGAACGAATGGTATCTCGAATTCGCACTTGCTGGCTTTGAGAAAGATGACGTTACAATCACGACAGACAAGAACGTTTTGACTGTTGCTGGTGAAACAAAAGAAGACAAAGAACTACCAGAGGATATCCGCTATGTTTACAAGGGTATTGCTGGTCGTAAATTCACTCGTTCTTTCACTCTACCAGAATACGCTGAAGTCGCTAATGCTGAACTGAAGCACGGTATTCTGACTATTGATTTAGTTATCAATATTCCAGAGGAAAAGAAGCCTAAGACTATTACTATTAAGTAAGTCGGATGTCCTGGGTATGACGGTAAACTGCCCACCTAGTAGATGTGGTATAATAATTAGATGGAAAACTTACTCTCGGCACTAAGACTGCTACTGGCAAACAACATTGCCATTAAATTTAAAGCACACGGATACCACTGGAACGTGGAATCAGATGACTTCGCACAACTACACGAATTCTTTGGAGAAATCTATCAAGATTATGATGGTGCCACAGACACCTATGCAGAATGGCTAACCATGTTTAAGTCAAATGCTCCACACCAACCTTTAG